AGTATCAAAATACAAACAATATCCATCAGGATTAGAGACCAGAAAATTCTTAACCACGGCGAGGCTAAAAAAAGTTTTTCCAGTACTAGATTCGCCAGCAATGGCAGTAATCTTATTCCCAGATACACCACCAAATAAACTACCTGAAACAAGTCCGTTAAAAATGTAAGAACCTGTGTCAACAAATTCTTCTTGCTCATCTATGTCTGATGCAATTTGTGTGTATTCACCACCAATCTCTTTTACAATATCCTTAAGAAATTCCATAATTTTTTTTCCTATAGTTCATTTTCCAACACCAAAATTTTCCATGGAGTTGTTCATTACTTGTATGTTTCAATGCAGTTAGCACAGTGTTTAACTCATAATCATTCATTTGATTAGGAGTCCAATGATGTTTTTTAGGCAACCATACCATATCGCTCTCTCAAAATTTTATTATAAGGTGCGTTTGGGTGAGTTTCCCTCAATTCCATTATAGTATTCATTTTTTGATAAAGTGCCGCATCTCCTCCAAATCGTAATGCGCTAACAATTGTTTTTAGTTCTTTGTCGTTAATAGGAAGTTCCATCTAGGTAAAAAATGAATCGAGGTTGATAGTTTTTTCGTGAGACCATCCAATACAATTCAGGATGGTTTTAAGAGGTTCAAGAAAACTCTTTTCAAATTGTAGGTCATAGTCAATGTACTTGTCAAGACCCAACTCTCTAGGAAAATCTTGAATGAAAGAGAATACATTCTCTCGAATAATATTTGGTTTTTTCAGATAAATGTATTTAATCTTTTCCCCGTTCTGAATAAGAGAGTATTTTCTGTCTAAATTATTTTCTTTGACGTAATGATTGAACAATAATGCTCCCCTAACATGAATCGGAGTTCCTTTTGAATATATGGTAGAGGAAGATTTCCACTTTACTACATCAGAAGCCGATCTAGGAAAAGCAATTTCTTCCGGAGTTAGTTTTAAGAATTCACTCCTACACTTTTCAATATACTCAATTGCATCAGTTTCTGTACCCTTCAACAAAATATGGAAAGAGTCCTTCAACATTTTTCTGCATGGAGCAGGAGTAGAAGATTTGATTGCCTCAATTCCTTTAATCTTTAACTTATAACCACTGTCAAGATAACTAACACCTTCACTATTCCAAACACTTAGAATATATCTCTTTTTTGCAGTCCAAATACCACGTTCAGCGATACACTCTCGCTTCATTTGCATCTTCTGCTTATATGCTGATACATAATCCGCCAGTTTCTGGTAATTCTTATCAATGAACGGTTCCAATTGTTCCGCACAGATCTTATCCAATACGTTAACAATTTTTGCCGTGTTATCAGTTTTAGGACCAAAAAGTTTATTAACAAGAGGTCCAAGATTAATATAGATTGAATCGGTGTCAGATGCAATGACATAATCCAAACTTTCTGTATCTAGCAGTTTATTTAGGTACTTATTCATACGGTCTTCAATCCACTGAGCAGAAACTTGTCCAGAAAGTGTGATTGCTTCGGCATTTGCTAACTTAAAATACCTAAAATGCTGATTACCAATAGCACCATAAGCAGAGTTTAATTGAATCTTACGTGCCATCTGAATGTTGTTGAACTTAGAGATGTCTTTCTCCAACTTCTTAGATGGATTCTTTTCATACTCGTTTTCAGCGGCAAGCATTTTTTTCTTGTATGCTTTTCGTTCATCATATAGGTTCTGCATAATTTGCGGAAGAAATCCTTGCACCCTATGATATAATGCTCCATTTGCAGCAATGGTTAGATTTACTTCCTTCAAAGGACTAAGATCTAACTCTTCGTCTAGAATTTTTCTTACTGTAACTTTAGAAGAAATTTGTCTTACTTTTTTTAGATTTTCTAATTCAGATTCAATTTCTTCCTTAGACATGGTTTTGATGTCTTTCCACATAATCAAATAAATAATCGGGTTTAATAACTTTGCAAAGCATCTTCTAAATCCATAATTCTAGAATTCAAGTTATCCATATCTACTAGAGTTTCTGGACTAATAGCATACTGCATAATTAAATGCGGATATAGAGAGTTGAGGTCAAAACTTACAACCCAATCATAAGATCCTGGGGTAGGTTCCTTAACGTATGCACCTTCATACTTTTTGTCTTTTTCTGACTTCTCTTTTGGAGGAATAACAATGTTTTGTTTCTTCAGATAGTTATATATGATTGTATCCCACATCCTAACCTGAGATGACACATCGGCATAGTTTGCCTTCGCGTCATATGCAAGAGTAATTGCAAGGTCAATTAGTTTCATCTTGTCTTCCAAACGGTCAACAAGTTCCACGTCAATGATATTGTATTCTACAAACTTTTGCCATCCATTTGTATAGAAGTCCTTGAAAGTATCAAACTCAGAGTGGTCAAGTTTCTTCTGTCCAAGTTCTACACTGGCAATGTAATCCAAACGATATGATTCTTGCGCCTTGTATGTAAACTTCTTATAAAGATTTAGGTAGTCAAGTTGAGTAATACCACCAATATCATATGCAATGTTCTTACGACCAGAGATGAACACTTCTCTCTCAGTCACAAGACCCCACGGAGAAATTCTCTTCATGAGTTTTTCTCCAAGAACCCGATCCATACGACGAACCAGATACGGCATATCGTACAATTCGTTGTTCCATCCCGTAACAACCTCAGGAATATTCTCTTCCATCATCCACCAGTTGATGAATTTAGTGAGGAGATCAAACTCAGAATCACACTCAGTATAAATTACATTCTCTTGAGTATTCTTAAAAGGTCCTTGACCCCATGTGCGAATCTGCTTATTCGTGTAATCTTGAATTGTAATCAAAAGAACTTCTTCTGCAGCAGATTCTACATCTGGGAATCCATTCTCAGATGCAACCTCAATATCAATCGTAGTAATTTTGATTCTACTAGTATCAAACTTTATGATTTCTTCAGGGTACATCTCAGAAATATACTGATAGATGTACTGAGTGTTGCCATAGATCTTGAAGTTCTGTACACCCTCGTACTTTTTTATGAACTCTCTACAGTCACGAACTGTTCCAGGTTTTACTGGTTCAACACATTGACCCTCTAAAGTTTTGTATTTTGTCTTCTTTTTAGAAGGCACAAAGAGAGTTGGGTAAAACTTCTCCCGAGTCATGAAATGCTTTCCATTTTCATAACCACGGACCAAGAAGTGATCCCCAACCAGTTGGACATTTGTGTAAAATCTCATCAGGATGTAAGTTCGTTGTACTTAGCAATAATGTCTGCTTTTGGATCTACAATAGTAAGAATACTATCAGAATGAATTCTCATTCGTTTTGATTCTGCAACTTCTGGCCATGGAGAAAGTTCTCCATCAACATTGATTTCATACGGATTGATAAGTTCGCAATCAGGTTCTCCTAAAGTAGATTCAATTTGATTTACCTCTGTAATCAAAACTGTATCAACCTTCAGTAAAATACACTTGATCTCTTTCATGATTTGGATTAGTATAAAGTTCTTTAATGTCTTGAAGTGGATCTACTAGATAAACAACCCAGTCGGGATAAACATCAATCTCCGTATCCTTTGTAAATATGCACCAAGGTTCAAGAATGATATTCATCTTTCCCGACTCCACTTTCTCATCTTCTTCTTCCGAAAGAAGAACTAGGTTTTCTTGTTCCGCAACAATACGACGAGGATTATTTAGACGATATGCCAAAAATCGTCCATCAAATTTTCTGTCGTATACATCCGCAATTAAATGCTCCCCAGATTTGAGTAATAGTATTTTGATCGCCATGCAACTAGAAAATCTCTATCCATTATACCAAGAAAAAAGAGGGGCGTCAACTGGATTTTGCCAGTTGCCCCTCGCGGCGACGATATTCAGTTTTATTTATGGAGTTGTTAGGAAAATTTCTACTGTGGGTGGACCATTAGGGTAGTACACTACTGAGGGTCCAACTGCTAAAAAGAGTCATTGTGGTTCCAATGAGAAGAGTGGCGGCTGTTAAGTTCATAAGTCGTCCTCCTGATCTTACATAACTATCTATATTATACTGTATCACTATGATACACTTCTGTATCAACCGCAGCAGAAATTGGTTAGGATTTAAAGATAATCTCTACGTTCATGATGTTCGGGAATAATTTTCCTTAGCGTTATTCTTAAAAGCCCATCCTCAAAAGTAACCGATTCCACTTCTGTGTCTTCGCTAAGTGTCCACGAACGTGTAAATGACCGTTGAGCCAAACCTTTGTGCAAATAGTTAGTTTCTTTTTCTTTATCCTCTT